AAAATTCGTGAAAGCAATTTGAAAACCCAATTCCCGTTTAGCCTTATAGGTAGGTTTTGAAAATATAGTAAAAAATTATTTTGTAGTTTTTACAATTATGTTATTATGCTATATTTTACGACATAGCTTTTATTTTACAACCGTATAAATACACTACTTGCAATATAAACACGCTTAAAACAGCTTAAAATAGCTTAAAAATACCCCTGTTATATCTGTTATATACCCTGTTTATAGCATTATTATAACCAATAAAAATACCCACCTATTACAGTGGGTATTTTTTATCCGTGTTATGTTTATTATTTATCGTATAGCGCTATAAATGATACGATCATTATAAGTATTACAGTGATTATGATCATTATTTAGCCCCCTCAAACTCTACCTGCCATACTTCGCGTATATAATCAGCAGTAAAGTATTTGTATTTTGTAGCCCTTGAGTCCTCGAGCGACCAAAAGCGACTGCGTAAACTATTTAAACTTTCGGGCTTTTCCCACGTATCGCCCATAAAGTCCGTATTTTGCAAGTCAATAACTTTATACTTTTTCATATTCGCCCCCGTTGAGTATTTCCTCTATAAGATCAAGCACTTCAATAAACTCTTGCTGTACCTCTTCTCTGTACATTATGTCGCCATTATCGGCTGTATAACTATGGGGTAGTGTATAGCCTAGCTTGTCGCTCATCTCTCTATTGTCTTTGTCAAATTGTCGCTCTACTATTGTACTAGCTAACTCGCACAAAATATCTGTTGATATCATTTTTTAGCCTTTACTAGTTTAATTTTATAATCGTCTACTTCTGATATTTTACTGACATAATAATCATCAATGTAACTATCAAACATATTAAAATCTATATCATAATGATTAGCTATCAATTTTCTAATTTTATCGTCATCATCAAGCGCATTTTTTCGTGATATTTTATATAACCAATCGCAACTTCCGTCTCTTTCGTATACTATTAAAAATAGATTCATTTTAAATACTCCTTATAATTCATTTATTAAGTTTAATAATTCATTTGCTTTATTTATTATGTGCATATTAGCCATGTCATCAGTATCGGCTAGCTTTACTAGCAAGTCATAAAAACGTATATTTTCGCGTTGTGTCATTATTTGCCCCCCAAAAACTTGAAATATACAGCGTTGGCAAAATTGCCCCGTGCCATATCTTGCATATCGCCGATGATCTCAAAAATATTCTCTGCACCGTTGCCCTTTACATCATCATAGTATTGCGCACGGTTTAGATTATTTTTTAACCAATCTAACCTATCGGCATTATAATCATCGCGCCAATCAATGCTATACAAGTCATCTTCTGTAAAATTGTCATAACCTTGCATAATACTAACTAACTCGTAAAGGACATTATAGTATTCATCTAAGTCTGAAAAGTTATAGTCATCATAACTAGCAGTAAAGTCCCGCCAATTGTTTCGTATTGTTTCAAGTGTATTATCTTTAAAAAAATAAAAAGTATCGCCTGAGTTTCTTTTCCCTACTGCCATATAGTTATATACTTCGTTCGCTAATGTTGTTGTCATTGTAACTAATCCAATCTAGCTAGATATAGCGCTAGCCCCGCTATTATTATTTATTAAACTCTTGCGCTATAATAATGCTTTTTATAGTCATAAATATGGTTATATTGCCCGTTGTCTTTAATCTCAGATAATGCCCATATTCGCCTAATTTGCGCCAACTCATGATCTAGAGTTATATCGGCGGAGTATTTTATACCGTCAATAACTACCGCTATATACTTTAAAGCGCCCCCGTCAGCCCCTAATGGGCTATAACGCCCATTGTCATACTGGTGTGCTATTGCCTGATCTAGTTGCATTTGTGTCATTATATGCACCCAATCAAAGCGTCATAATCGTAACCCATATCGCTAGCCTGACTATCACATTCGTAACAAAAATTATTTTCTATATCCGTACCGCATAAAATACATTGCATTGTAACTTCTCCCTTTAGATTAAGCATACTAGGCATACAAACACCCATATTGCTATCATTGTTATTGCACACTTGATGAACTCTCTTAGTTCTTGCATATTACCTTTTTTATAAATATATAAACTTTATTTTATTCGGTGTTTCAAAATATCGTATTGTGAACTGTTTTTTATTGCTCATTTTGCTTTTTATATCCTGATTATTTTTATTGTGTTACCTCTGTTATTTTGTTATAATAAAGGTATAGAATCCTATTATATAAATAGAATTCTTGCACCGCCGTGTACAGTATCGTTAAAAACTATACCCTCTATACTTGTGCTAATTACGTTGATATTTATACTCATTTGGTTAACTCCTTTACAGTCTTTTTATAGTCTTTGGTACAATAGTAAACTATTTTACCGCCCTCAGGTTGTATTGTATATGTTGCAACAGAATCGCAAAATATACACGGTATATATTTATCCATTTTATAATCTCCTTTACATTTAATTGTTTTAATCTTATAACGATCGCATGAATTGTAGTTGCAGTTGGCGTTGCCCGATAAGCATTGTTACCTGTACATGTCCAGAGCAATGGCGGTTATATGATTAAAAATAAATTGTTAAATATCATTAAATAATTAAATAATCATTTAACTACCTCTATAATATGCCATAAGCTTAATTATTGCAAGCACTTTATTTAAAAAACCGCCAAAACATAATAAAAACAGCATTCAACAGATATAAAAATATATACGATCATAAATACATCATAATCATATATAAATGGTACATATATAGTATTTTGGCGCCCGTATAGCTTATATAACAGCTTTTTACTCTTTAGATGATAGTTATTATACATATATAGAATAAACGTCTTATAAGTCTTTACAATAGCTAGCTTATACATAAGTTATGGTAGTTTATACGGTGCTACCTCTGTTGGTGTATCAGGGATACAGAAAAGAAGCTATAAAATAACAGATCTTACCCTTTTTTATCTGTTAAAACTAGGCGCTATATATAGCGTATGGTTATTTGGTATTGCATAGCAAGTCAATTAACAGGGGTGGACAATGTCGCACAATATACATTTGGCGACATAGATAATCATATTAACAGAGGTATAACAGGGGCGGGCGTACCACCACCCCAGCCCCCGAAAAGGGTACGGGGGGTAAAAAAATTGCTGACCCACCCCCATTTCTACAGAAAAATCTCATAAGCTTATAGCAATCTAACAGGGGTAGCAATGGTCATATTGACTATGACTATGAACATGCGTATAGTTATGAACATGAACATATATATCACTGATAAGAACCAGGAACAGCTGCGCCAAGAAGATTCTATGAGTGGTCTTATTAATAGATTGCTAGAGGAACACTATGATGGCTTGTCGTCTAATGGTAGGACAGATGGTTTTGAACCATCCAATCTAGGTTCGAGCCCTGGCGAGCCAGCCAAGATTGAAGTTGCTCCTATGGTATTTGCTTGCTGTACGTCTAAGACGAGGCGCTGCAAACACTGGGAGTTTAATGAAGTTGAGGGTTATTGGCAAAACACACTGAACGATGAGGTTGTCGATGCGTAGGTTACCCCCAATTCAATTTTTATTTATTAAACAAAATGATAGGCTTATGGTATGAGTAATATAATAGAACCAGAGATTATTCAACCTATGGAATTGGAGCAAGTTGATGATGACCTTATATTGCATGATGATCCACAGCCAAAGACAACTTGGCAGAATAAAGCGACTCAAATTAAACCAGGTGAGGTTAGAAACCCCAATGGCAGGCCCGTAGGCTCTATTAGCCTATCTACCATTATTGATCGTATGATGACTCGTGGGGAGATTGACTGGTCTAAGGTTCCAGTAAAAGGCGGCAAGAAATCTCAGGATAGGATGCTCAAGAAATATGGTAAGCGTGGCTGGGTAGCTATATCCTACGTGGCCATGGCTAAAGCTATGGAGGGAGATGCTAATGCTCGTAAATGGCTGTCTGATGCCCAGTACGGTAATAAGATGGAGGTTAATATCCAAGGCCAGACAGCAAATACTGGAGAGATACCTGAGGAAATGCGAGCTGAGTTTTTGCAGTATATTAAAAATAAGACTAAAGCATAGTATAATGGTTATAGGAATTGGAGCCATTCAAATGATTATAGGACTAGATTTTTACGACACTATTACACGCAAGCCTGAAGTATTTAGGCAGTTATCTGATGCGCTCTGTCGGCAAGGTAATAAGGTTCATATAATTTCTGCTGTGAAATCTGTGAACGTAGATAGGCTAATGAGTAATCTAAGGAAATCTGGTGTTGAATATACTTCAGTTAATCCTGTTTTATACAAAGAGCATTCTGAAATTCCTCAGCTTAAACTTGACAAAGCATTAGAACTTGGAGTAGATATATTCTTTGATGACATGAAAGACGTTTGTGATTTACTTAATCAAAATAAGATTATTTCATGTTTAGTAGTTGGGGGTAGTTTTGATAAACAAAGGGGAATAGTATGATTGCATTAATATTTCAAGTAATGGGAGCGTTATTTATAGGGTTCTTTATGATGATGAGTATTATCTGGTTAATAAATATAATAGGAGAATAAGATGGGATTACACGCCTTAAACGACCACTGTGTAGTGGAAATAGAAAAGAATAAATACGGTAAGTTTGTATCAAATGAACCACCTAAAGGTTTTGAGTGCGGTACACTCATATCCATATCAGACAAGATGTCATTCTTTGGTGGTAATAGCTTTGTGTTTGAAAACAGCTTGCTTAACACTAGTAGCATTTTAGATATTCAAAAATTTTACAGCGACCTTATTGGCAAGAAAGTATATTGGCCAGAATTTAGCGATAGGGGTGTTATTGTTGAACACGATGGCAAGAACTATTGTCTTATGAAGCTTTCATTATTAACTGCGTGGGAGGATTAACATGCAAGAGAAAAAAGATAACAAACTAGTATTTTACGGAGCCGAAGCTCGCCAACATCTAATGAATGGTGCAGAGGAACTCTACAACGCTGTCACAACTACCTACGGTATTAAGGGCTTAAATGTCCTTATTGAAAAGACCTACGGACGGCCTATGCTAACCCGTGACGGTGTAACAGTGGCTAAAGAAGTATATTTTAGTGACCGACCCAAGAACATGGGCGCACAGCTACTTTCAGAAGCTAGTCAAAACACTAACCGTATTGCTGGCGATGGCACCACTGCTACCGTAGCTTTAACTTATAACCTACTTGAACAAGCTAACCAAGCTGTCGCTGCTGGTATGAACCCAATGGAAGTTCGTGATCAGATTACTAAAGATAGTCAAATATTACTTGATAAAATTGACGAACTTGCAAGTCCAGTAGCTGACGGGCAACTAGAACAAGTTGCAACTATTTCTAGTGGCGACCCTGCACTCGGTAAATTAATTGCTGGAGCTGTAGAGTATGTCGGTAAAGATGGTGGTCTTATTACCGAAAAAGCCCATGTATCTGGTGTAGAGCGTGAATATGTTGAGGGCTATTATATTCAAAAAGGTTTTACTGCTATTACTGATGGGAAGAAAGAGCTTACTAACTGTTTTGTAATTGTATCTGCTAAGCGTGTTAGCTCAGCTATTGATGCCTTAGAGTTGCTCCAAAAGACCGCTGAGGCTACTAAGACAGGTGCTAATGATAAACTTCGTATCGCTTTTATTGGTGAGTTTGAGGGAGAAGCCTACCAAACCATTGTTGCTAACATTATTCAAGGTAACATTGATGCAGTTGTAGTTGGCTCACCATCTACTGGTGATATGGGTACTCAGTACCTAGAAGATATTGCCATCTACACAGGTGGTAAGATTATCGCTGAGGGTGATAACATTAAGAACTTTGATGCTGAGTATATAGGACAAGCTAAACGTGTTGTTTGTACCCAATCGACTGCTTCTATCTTTGACGGTACTCGTGATGAAGAAGACTATGCTAAGCGAATTACTGAACTTCAGGCACGTGTACAAGCTGAGGAAAACGAAGTTATTGCTGAAAAGATACGTGATAGGCTTGCTAAGCTTCAAGGTAAAATTGCCCTCTTTAGAATTGGTGGTGCAACTGATACTGAGCGTGAAGAAAAAGAATTTCGTGTTGAAGATGCTATCCAATCTACTCGTGCAGCTCACTCACAAGGCGTTGTTGCTGGCGGTGGCATTACACTAGTTGAATTATCTAAGCTCGACATTAGCCCACTATTCAAACGAGCTTTGAGTAATACCTTTAAAAAGCTTCTGAACAATGCAGGATTATCTGCTGATGTAAAGTTAAATGAAGTGCTAAGTGCTGAATATCCTATGGGCTTTAATCTTAGACAAGGCCCAGAACTAGTGAATGTAATTGAATCAGGTGTCCTTGATCCTGTACTTGTAGTAAAGCAAATTGTGGAAAACGCTAGCTCTATCGCTGGCAACATGGTGACAGTGGGCGTAGTTATAACATTCCAAAATAAGGAGGACTAAATGCTCTACGCACTCATTGGACTTCCTATAACCTTTTTTCTAGGTTATTACTTACGAGAAGTGCGTGAGATACTTTTTGATGTGAAACGCATCATTACCACCCATGAACTTAAAGAACCACAGGCTCCCGTGTCCAAGACCGTGGAAGCTATGAGCATGGAAGAACTAGCACGACAACAACATGATCAAGTAATGAAAGATTTAAACCAATGAGATGTTCTATTTGCAAACGAGAAAACGTAACCCTACAAGCTGCCGTTGTCAAGGGTATATATTTATCTGAGCGTTGTGATATTTGTTTGATAAGACAAAAACCTACCGATTTCGCTGCTAAATGGGTCAGGGATAGACAACGAGAAGATTATCGTAAGGATATGCTCCAGCGTTATGATTTTAGCGATAAGAACGAAATAGATCACGACTGGGCTAAAGCCTACCCAGAACAGGCAAAACATCATTTTGGTAAAGATAAATTGGAGGACAGCAGAATATGAAAGTATCTAAACCTAAGGAATACACGCTTACACAAATTGAACAAGACCACATAGCTCATATTAGCTATACCATGCAACATTTAGACCATACACTTAACTTGTTTATGAAAAGTGTGATAGCTGGACGTTTGGGGGTATCTGGTGAGGTAAAGTATCGCCTAGAGGACGACAAAGTTATCATAGATGAAGCCTGACTTTGACCTTAGTTCAATCTCTCCAGTAGCCTGGATTATGGCTAATTCGATGGTCAACGAAAATCAACAACCAATTGAGTTTACAAAACACCGTTTTTTAATCGAACCGTTTGAAGATATGCACCCAAATATCGTGGTGCGTAAGTCTGCACAGATTGGATTCTCTGTTTTAGCCATCTTAAAGAGCGTTTGGCTGGCAGAATACAAGGGAATCAACACAATTTATGTATTACCAACCCAAGACATCGTCAAGGGCTTTGTTCAACCGAAAGTAGATCCACTTTTAACCTCAAATGATGCTATAAAAAAGATAGTTAGTAAGGATTCGGTCACTTTAAAGCAAATTGGCAATAGATTTATTCATTATAAGGGGTCAGGTTCGCAACGTGAGGCTATTTCAACCTCCGCAGACCTCCTGGTTATTGATGAATATGACCGTTGTTTGGATATGGGAGTACTAAATACCTATGATAGCCGTTTACAAGCTTCTGAACATGCCTGGAGATGGCGTTTTAGCAATCCTAGCGCCGTAGGATTTGGTGTAGATGGCATGTATACCGCCTCAGACCAGCGTCACTGGTTTGTTACCCATAAATGTGGTCATTCGTGGTTTATGGACTTTGAAAAAGAGGGTGAAAGCCATTATGTAGACCAAGAACGTAAAATATATGCTTGTGGTAAATGTGATGGAGAGATAACTAACGAAGAACGCCAGAACGGTGAGTGGATTCCTGCATTTCCTGGTCGACCCTCACACGGCTACTGGTTTAGCCAAATGATGGCACCCTGGGTATCAGCAGAACGTATATTAGAACAGAAAGATGACAGCTCAATAGAATTCTTTTATAACTTTGTACTTGGAAAAGCTTATACTCCAGCTGATATGATTATTGACCGTAGCGTAATTTTGAGGGCTTGTAGTCCTGGTATGATAGCCAAGCAAAACGTCTGTATGGGTGTTGACAATGGTATTGTAAAACACTGGGTTATGGGTACTCCAGACGGTATATTCGCCTATGGGCAAACTGAAAGCTGGGAAGAAATAGAACAGCTTAGAAACTCGTATGATGCCTATATGGTAATAGATGCTAACCCATACCCTGCAACGCCTAAACAGCTTGTAGATAAGTACCCAGGCAAGGTTTTTATTAATTACTTTGTGAAAGATACCAAGAACCTCGGCATTGTACGCTGGGGTGCAGCTACTAACCGAGGGGTTGTTTACTCAGACCGTACTAAGATTATTGACCTTGTAGCTCAGGAAATTAGCGACCAAAGCATTATGTTTAGACAATCGCCATTTGAGCTTGAAAATTATATATCTCATTGGAGTGTAATGTATCGCACCACCAAGGAAACTAACAATGGCATTATTGTGGGTCAGTGGGTGACTAAAGAAAACAAGCCAGATCATTATGCCTTTGCTACCCTATATTTTCGTACCGCACTTGCTAAGGTTATCGGCTCTAGTAATGGTCGTGGTTCATTTGTATCAGTAGGGCAGGAGAAAAAAGGTGGAGATTATGTGGATAATGATGGTCAACTGGTTACTGATTTAAGTGATAAAATAAATGAAGCTTATGACAACACTATTCAATGGAGGGATATATAATGAGCGAGGGATTCACGTTTGGTGGGCAACGGATGCAAGCTGGTGGACAAGATTATAGATATCGTATTCACGTTATGTTACTTGCCGATAAGCGTCCAAAGTACTGGGAATTTCACTGTATACAATGTGGGCAGAAAGTATGTGAATTAAGTGGTAAAGTACTTTATTTAAGTGACAGTAATGATATTTCTAATGCAGAAGATAATAAGCATGTACCTATTGAATATAAGTGTAAAGGCAAATACTGCAGAATATATTGGAGTTTCACGCTTGGTTAGCGTGTGATATACTATGAAATAGAGGACTTTCCCTGTTAATTTCAGGGAATTCGTAATTTTATGGACAATACAATACTGAATTCTGGGGCATATACAGACTTAAATAATGACAACGTACAGTACGAATTATATGATTTGGACATTGATGACAACAAACTTGCTAAGATGCTTGTACCCGCATTGCAGGAAAATATAGATTATTGGAATGGTAAGCCATTTGAACTTGCTAAAACAGATAAAGAAAACAACAAATATATGCTGGGTGATCAAATTGATGACAGATTCCTACAGCCATATAACGCCCGATACATAGATAACCGCATTTTTGCAGCTGCTCGTTCGGTTCTTGCTTACGTGAACGCACGTGTAGCTATGCCTGAAGTAACACCCTCTAAGCCAGGGTCACAATTTAAGCAGTTTGCAGAGGACTTTAAGTATGCCCTTTACCAGCATGGTGTCGACAATTATCTTAATATTAAAGTTAAATCTGCTACTCGTAACTTGATTGTTCGTAAGCGTGGTTATTTAAAACTTCGCTTTGATCCTACTCTCGGACAATATGGCGAAATCGTAGTTGAAAGTATTGACCCAGAAAACATTGTTATTGACCGTTAT